GAAGAAATCACCGTCATTAAGATCTAAACGAGGTTCAGTCTTTTCACCACGATCATTATAATATTGAACATGATTCTCCACCTTCTCAAGATTCCAATCAGTATCAGAATCTATACACGAAATATCACCACCATCTAATAGCTCTGCTATCTTATCTTTAGTTCTGTAATTCTGGCGAAGATGAATACCTAACCACTGAGGATAACCATCCCAATGATGATACACAGAAAGAATAGCATCTTCTGCTAATCTTAAACCAATTCGTGCTCTTGTTGCCATAATAAGAAAAGAAATAGTTTGAGTGAGCAAGGTCTTATCCACGATCAATTGATTCGCTACATTGCCTTGCTCGGTGGTTCTCACCATCCCAATGACCGACCGTACTTACATGGGTACACTATAGTGGCACTTTAACCGTCACCCCTTTGTTTTCTACCTGAAGATCTTTCTTAGATAAAACATCTTCATTATTATCAATCATTGGAAAAAATTGTCAAGTGGTTGATGTTGATCTATTCTTAATTGTGCAGTATCACAATATACCTCACTAATATCAATTCCAATATATTTTCTACCTAATTGATGTGCAACTAATGTTGTTGTTCCTACACCATTAAAAGGATCAAGGATAATATCATTTTTATAAGAGAATAATTTAAGACATCTTCTTACTAACTCTTCTGGAAACATAGCAGGATGATTATATTCTTTCATTCTAATTTCTGGTGCTATTGACCAATGACCATTTACATATTTGATAAACTCTTCTTTAGTAATATCAATGTCATTCTTATCACCTACATGCTTAATTGTCTTCTTACTGAATACTTCAATAAACTCAAATGGATAGTTTAAGTAAGGAGAAGAGGGAGATTTATAACTACCCCATGCTGTTAGTTTCTTCAGATTATTCTTCAACCAAAGTATTTCTCCCCTCCATATTAATCCACTATCTATTAACTTAGTAGTAAGATAATGATGTGATGGAAAGTAGTCTTTATAATTTGGTTGAATATTAATAATTAAACGCCCACCATCTTTAAGTGTACGTTTACATTCATTAAAGATATTTACAAGAGTATCAATATATTTCAAATTATCATCTTTATCATCATGTTCATCATATTGCATGTCAAAATTATATGGTGGGGATGTTAATACAATATCCACACTATTATCATCAATGGATTTTAATGCTGTTAGTGCATCATTACAAATTATTCGATTCATTGAGTAACAACCAGACCATTTTTTGTATTCTTATAGTATATTATATCATAGTTTATTGTTTCTTTGCCAGATTCAATAGTCTTTTTGTAAGTATGTGGTTTAATTGAAACATACTTACCATCAACAACTCCATCAATCCCTTTTGATTCTTCATCTGGAGTTGCAAGTCTATATTCACCTGTTTCAGATACCATTTCAAGTATATCTAATTGAACTTGTAATCCTGAGAATGTTTTATTCACGATCAAATCTTTAGTCCAATTGTATACATCATCACGATCAAGTTCGTTTAAATTCTTTTTAATTCTCTGAACATAGTCCCATATCTTATCAGCAGCAACATCAATCTTATCAAGTCCCTGTTGCTCATCATAGAAAGATTGCCACCCATCTTGAGACAGACAAGCAGTAGATTCACGATATTCTTGTATCAAATCACTCATCTGACCTACATTTTTAGGTCGTGTTGCTTGAGAAAATGAGTTCCCCAAGTTAATGACTGATCCAATATAGGGAAGTAATGTCATAATAAAATCAGTCGTATACTATAGTGGCACTTTAAGCGTCACCCCCCATCCATCTGACACCCTACCATAGCACCACCCACGATGCCAGTAGGAATTGCCCACCACCGATCCTTTCCACGAGATCCAAACCCCGCAAGACCACCACCTAGCAGACCACCAATAACAGTTCCCTCAGAACAATCATTGTCATCATACTCTACTACTGTTTTTCTATAAACTTTAGTACCCGTAGCTACATCATCATCACAAGGAACTTCAACAGTTTCTTTCCACGAACTTACATAACCAGGGTCATTTTCTGTCCCTGGTACATACTCTTCACGATACTCACTTCTATAACATGTACGACTAGAAGAACTTCCTGGGTCGTACTCAGTTTGTTCTGCTATTGCTGGAGTACACGCACTCAAAGCAATAAGAGACACTAATAATAATTTCATGCAGTAACCATTCCACGTAGTGCTTCCATACTTAAGAAAATCCCATCCTTAGTGTAATGGAGTTGATAATTTTCTGTAGTTACATAGTAACCTATAATATCCTTTCCATCATCTTCCCAACCATAACCTTTGATTTGTTCATTAACTCCATCTATCCTCATTGTCTTGCTTCCGCCTAAGTATGAGTGGTATCTGTCGTCAAGATTAATCATTGGTTTCTCCTGGGTGTGTTGATACTATAACACTATCTATACGAAATCCTAGATTCTTAATATTGTCTTTAGGGTATCGCAACACTTCTCAATATCTGGAAGGTATAGATGTGTATTCATACCCATATTCACTTAGTTTTCCCTCAAACTCACCATCAGGAGTTTTACCCTCCCAGAAGTCTTGCCAATCAGATTGAGAGTTAGTTACATCTTTAACACCAATATCTTTTCCATTCACTAAGGATAAGAGTTGTTGGGCTTTTTCAAGACCTTCTTCATGATACTTAACCTGTTCTTGAATTGTATTTAAAAGAACCTCATACACATCTTTTGGGATGGCATTTGAGTTAAGAGATTCATACAACCATGCTTCCAAATGTTCAAGAGGATTATCCTTGTACCTGTTCGTTGTCATGCTTCATCTCACTTTCTTTAATTTTTCTCTTAATCATCTTAGCAAATTTTACATCCTGTTCAGTATACCAATCAGGATGCTTCTTTGCTCTCTTGATAATCTTTTTCGCTGCTTTTTTGTCAGTTAAATCCTTCAAATGTTTCTCTATAGTGTATCCAAGAGACTATTTAGTATAGTTCTTCCTCTTGTCCTAATTGAATCTTACAATCAGACTTAGGATATGCAACACAAGTAAGAACAAATCCTGCTTCCAGTTGGTCATCATCAAGGAAAGATTGTTCCTCTTGATCTACTGTTCCTTCTAAAACTTTACCTGCACAGGTAGAACAAGCACCAGCACGACAAGAATAAGGAGCATCAACACCTTCTTCCTCTGCTGCATCTAAAATATACTGATCATCACCACATTCAAACGTAGTCTCATTACCATCTGTGTCTATGGTAGTAACTTTATACGATGCCATTAGAATAATCCTTACAAATACGATTTATTTATTTTACCACAGATTTCTTCTGTGGAGCATAATTGGTATTAGTTCCCACATATAACTTTTTAGGTGAACCAATAGCTTTCACTACTTCAGAAGACTTGTGCAATTGTTCTATTGCTGCTACAAGTTCTGGAGTTTCTTCCCACTCCCACACCTGATTGTTCTTAGAATTCTTCTTCTCAACTGTATGTGATCTGAGTGTCATTTGGTTAATTCCTCCAAGGAAAATATACTAAACAATTCAAGTCCTGCTTTTTTCATAGCATCATCTGCTTCAGTTCCTTCTTGTCTATTCACGATTGCAACTACACGATCCACTACGTAACCCGCATCACGTAATTTCTCAACCGCCTTTATTGACGATCCTCCAGTTGTAACTACATCCTCTAATACTGTAACACGAGAACCCTCAGATGGCAACTTACCTTCAATCCACGCACCTGTACCATGACCCTTTGCTTCCTTTCTAACAATTAGTGCATCAATCATCCTATGCTCTAACGCAGATACTACAGCAACTCCACTCACTAATGGATCAGCACCTAGGGTAAGTCCTGCCACTGCTACTGATTCTTTCTCTATAAATTCTAAGAACATTAAACTTACAAGAGTAAGTCCTCTTGCTGTTAGAGTTACTGGTTTACAATTAACATAGTGTTCACTCTTACGACCAGAAGCAAGGGTATATTCACCCTTCTTATACGCATCGCTTTTTAAGAGTTCTAAAACTTCTTCTCTCATTACTTTCACCCAAAATAAAAAACCCCTGACATTATGTATGCCAGAGGTTATTATGGTTAATTGGACTAATTGTTAGACTAGAACCTCCTTACAGATTCGTTTACATACACCGGCATTGTCATCACACTCTGTGAGGCACTGAAAATAATCATTTATTGCGGATTCATGGTCTTGTTCTACTTCTTCCACTTTACTTTTCCAACCCGCTAATTGATTATAGGATACTAGATTGTGCATTGATGACCTCCATTTTGTTAACTTGAACACCATAACCAAGAAAGGTTTGGTTACATCTTGTTCCCCAATTCTATATCTATTTAGTCAGCAAAGCAACACAAAAAGGGTTCGGTTTTACAAAAATAAATGCCTACGAGTTTATACTTACCGCCTTAACGTCTTAACATACTTCAAGACATGCTCTCTTACTTCCATTAACTCATTAAAACATTTCTGATTATGAGCGCAAGCACGTAAAACAACGTCTGGTTTCTGAACAGATTCTATATACAGATCCAATCCACGATTCCATTTCTGATCCTTAGTCTCTTCTTCACGAATGGCATTCTGGTCTTTCATAAGAGGTATCTTTATGTTTATCTAGGTGACTACTTCCCAATGGTCATCGTTACCCTCAAACATCTCAAAGGTATACCGATTAGAGATAGATTCTAGAAATACTCTACCGTGCTTACGTTTAATTACACGACACGAATGGAGTCTATCCATACAATTATCAAATCGGTCTTGTGCTAACTTAGAACGTGGTTTAACACAAATGAATTCAGTTTTAATAGCAGTTTTCATATCAAAAAAAGATAGAGTTAAAAGCAGACGTGAATACACGGGAACCCCAATGTAATGCCCACACAAAAGAAAACACGAAGAAAAGTTTCTCCATGCCTGTCATGTCTTTACTCATCAATCAATTATAGACTGATAGTAGTATAACCTACCGATACCAATAAAGGAAATATTATGTGACACTTCTTAATGTGGGTACTATTTCGTGACTGTCTTATACATATAATCATCATTAGCTACTTTGTCTTGGGTAACAGCATCATCAGCTATACCACTTGTTTTTACTTGTGTTAGTGCCATATTTTACCCCTTATGGTTTATTTGCTATAAGGTTTACCTTATACGCATCTTTTACTGATTGAGTCCATACTGTATTAGCAATACCTTTTACTTCAGTAGATTCAGAACTTACATCTGTATCTATCCAATTATCAGAAGAATCAATTCTCCCTGGATATAGTATCTTACGATGGAATGAACGAGTTAGTTCTGTACCATCTTCTTTAATTACTGTTGCTGTTCTAATTTGAATCGCTTTGAATTGACCGACTACTTCGATCTTATCTTCTTCTGTTGTTTTAGTTAAAGCCATTAAGATTAATCTCCGATTAAAATAGGTTTATGGATTAGCCGGCAGTGTACGTACCACTTATATGAAGTTTGCCACTACAAGCACCACTAATTGCAGGTAAAGCACCTGTTAATTTATCAGCAGGTAATGTACCAGTTACGGTGACATTACCATCTACTTGTAAGTTATTCTCACAAGTTACATTCTTTGAACTATCCAGAGTTACATTGGCTCCAGAAGCTCCTGAGTGTTGTAATTCAGTTGTTATTACTTTTGCCATTAGCCCTCTCTTTCAGCTTTATCTGCTAAAAGTTTAGCTTTATATGCATCTTTAACTGATTGAGTCCACACAACATTGGCTATGTTTTGAACGTCAGTAGATTCACCACTGACATCTCTTTCTACAAAATTACCAGAGTTATCTAGTTTACCACAACCTATAGATTTACGATGGAATGAACGAGAAATTTCAACTCCATCATCTTTAATTACTGTAGCTGTCCGAATTTGTAAATACTTATATTCGGTTACTACTTCAATACGATCATCTTCTACTGTTTTAGTTAGTGCCATAATTAGTTATTAAACGTTATAAACGCAAGTAAAGTTAACATTGTTGTCATAGTCAACTGTAGGTAAATACCAGGTGGATCCGTTTACAAGAACACTACCTAAATCACCGACATTAGCTTGGCATGCAGATCCAGCTGCTTGGTCGTTTGCATTAAACGGTACATCGTGGAAGTGAGTACTATTTGCTGTAGATGTGAATTGAGATACATTCTTATATGCAGCATTCACAAATACAAAATGTCCTATTTTTACATAAGTTGCATTTATTAAAGGAGAAGGGGATGATGTATAAGTCCCGTTATCCATGTCAGGAGTCCAGGTGCCATATTCATAATCATCTAAAACTTCACTTGACATAGTGCCAGTTCCATCTGATGTAGCACTAAAGTCAATACCTTGACCATCGGCAAATGCTATATTACCACCAATATACATGCTCTTAGCAATACCAACTCCACCAGAAATAACTAATGCACCAGTTGTTGTAGAACTCGAATCTGTTAAATTACTGAAGGTTGTTATACCTTGAACCGAAACATCTTTAAATGTAGAGAATCCAGTAGTATTAACACCTGCAACACCAGTATCAATATTAGTTAAATTTGCACCAGAACCATAAAAAGCACTAGCAGTTACGATACCAGAAGCGTTAACCGTACCAAATACAGAATGTAATTGTGTACTAATACCAGGAACAGCAGCAGTTGAAATACCACTTAAGTTAGAACCATCACCATAAATCTGATAGGCAGTAAGAATACCAACGTTTGTTATTGAAGTATTATTAACCCTTGAGATTGAATCAGGTCTGGTAGTACCAATACCCACAGATACTGTAGTATTAATTCCTGCAGCAGTCTTTATCCAAAAATCTGCTTGCCCTGGAAGTCCTGTTAATCCTGAACCAGAACCAGAAAAACTAACAGCAGTTACAATACCAGTAGAATTAATATGATTAAGGTCAAGAGTACCATCCGTACCGACTCCTGTCGCAAAATCTGCCAATCTAGTTGCGTCTGATAATGCCATGTGCCAATATCTTTCTAGTTATTTATCATTGCGCCACATTTACAGCATTACCAGCGTCTGTCATTTTATGATCAAAGTTTTGGGCAACATCTTCTTCAATTATATCAATAATCTTCTCAGGTAAATCTGTAAAATACCATATACTCTGGAATGCCATATACCTATGCTGTATTTAATGTAATTATATATGAAATCTTTTAGAATGTCAAGATTTCCAATTAAGTGCAAATCTCCAACAATGTTATAGTTTTATCATCAGTATTGGAACCACCAGAAATTACTTCTAAACCACTACTACCTTGTATAGTTTTACCCTCTATTTCATATGTAATTTCATTAGTAGTATTGTGGTCATGTAAAAACATAATTTCACATGATCCCAGTATAATCATATCTGTACCACTATCTTCTGGTAAATTTAGAGAATAGCTTTTATGTTGAAGCTGTGTTGCACTGATACCTGAGTGGTTCCACATTAATCTAAAGTTAGCTCGAATATAAGTAACTGCTGCATTATTACTATCAAGACCAAAAGGAAAACTTACGAGAACTAAAATCTTACTAGTAGCATGTTTTGGTGTAATAGTTTGCGATCCACATCCAGTAAAAGAATCGCTAATAGTAGTTCTGCCATTATTATTATATTGTGCAGTTTGAGCTATAATACCTGGAGCAGTCAATATTCCAAGTGAAACATCTACAGTATCCTTAAATGTCGCAATACCTGATACTGCTACATCCTTAAAGGTAGAGAACCCTGCAGTATTAACACCAACAACTCCTACACCACTTAAATTAGAACCATCACCAAAATAAGTAACAACACCAGCTGCAGTTGGACCAACCGTGCCTCCTGTACCAATTCTAATACCACCACCAGCAGTCACAATACCAACAGAATCAATGTTAGTTACATCATCATAAGTGATCGTTCCACCAACAGATATCCCTTCACCTACAAAAAGACTCTTTGCAATACCAACACCACCCGTTATGACTAATGCACCCGTGGTTTGAGATGTTGATGTTGTGGAATCATCAATACTTAAAGTACCATCCCATCCACCACTAAATTTGGTAGCACTTATAATACCACTACTACCACCTAAGGTAATAGCAGATCCAACCACTAAATCACCAGAAGCAACATCTAATTGACGACTAGGAGATCCTCCTGCCGAAAGTCCTACACCAACCAAAAATCCTCCCGTACTACCAGGAGCACTAGTTCCTACACTAACACCTCCCTTTAGTCCCAGATTGGCAACGTCTCTTGCTCTTGTCATTACTAGATATCTTTCTAGTTATTTATTCAATATATATGCTTTAATAAAAACTTATAGGTAGAAGGAAGTCTTTCAACATTTCTCTCCAATTCCTTCACGTAGTTCTCAAACTCCCTCTTATTCTTATTAAAAGCCTCATTAGGTTTCCTCATCACAAATGCTTTTGAGAAACAAGAGTAATTCATACCAGCAACAATAAACAAAGATGCAGGATTGGAGTTACCACCTTCATAATAAGTTCTACTATCACCAGTCGCCTTTAAAAAAGGAAGATTATCATAACTAATATCTTCAGTAAGATATTTCCAATAATCACTCTCATCTCTACTGGAAAGATAGTAATGAAGTTCTACAAGTGATCTAAATCCATCAATATTCTTAGGAATATCATAATTGAATAAATCTCTATCTATTTGAGTATAGGTCATCTCTCTTTTAGAAAGACATTCTACAACTCTAAAAAGATTCATAAGTGTTGTTGCAATTCCCGTTGACTCTAAAGGTTCTACAAATCCATAAGATAATCCAACTGCTACTACATTCTTTACCCATCCTCTTTTATATCTCCCTGTCTTAAACTCTACAATATCATATTCCACTTCTCCCACATGATCAAAGAATTCTTTTTCAATCTCTTCCTCAGTAGCAAACTTATTTGTATGAACATATCCTACAGACATCTTATCCCATAAAGGTATTTCCCAACACCATCCATTTTTCAAGGCAACACAGTTAGTATAATTCTTTAATTCCTTTTCTATCCTTTTATACGGGACATTTGCTCTCAATACCTTATTATTAATTAAAGTATCACCATAAGAAACATACTCTTCCCCCATTACTCCACCCAGAAGGAGTGATCTAAACCCACTACAATCTATAAACAAATCTGCTTCATATGTACCATTCTCACACACCAAAGACTTAATAGAACCATCTTCCCTCAAAGTTGCACTCTTAAAAGTATCATCTATAACTTCAACTCCACCATCTTCCGAATACAACTTTAAAAATTTCGCAAACAAATGAGAATCAAAATGATATGCAGTATTAGTTTCTAAATCATAATTACTATCATCAACTAACTTATTCTTTTCTGCTAACATTGTAGAAGCAACAAAGTAATAAGCTGCTCTCTCTGGTGTATAAGTAGACGGAAAAACTTCTTTATTAATAAACCATTGATTCACTCCTTCAAAAGTGTTCTGCTCTTCATGAATTCTACCAAAAGGATAATGAAAATGAGTACCTTTTTTATAAAAATCTTCAAACCTAATGGAAGTCTTATAGGTAGCATTGCAATCTTTCATCCAATCACTATCTTCCAACCCCAAATACTTAAGTAATTCATTAATACTAACAATCGTAGACTCTCCTACTCCAATACTTCCAATACTCTCACTATGAACTACCCTAACATCAATATCTAATCCACAAAGCTGGTTAAATCTTGCCAATGCCGCTGACATAGCAAATCCAGAGGTTCCACCACCTAAAATACAAATACTCTTAACTTTCATTTACTCTCCTTTGGACCGGTAAAGTCGGTAATAAATCAAATGATACAACCGTTCTTGATTTTTTTACTTCAACTGGATGAACGTAATGATGTGTAAAGGAAGGAACAATAAAAAGAGTTCCTTCCTTTACATTCTGAGGATATGCAAGATAGGTCGTATCATTCCTAGGGTCTTGCCAGGGAGCCATAAAACATGTTGGTCTATGCACTTGTGAATCAAAGTCCACATATAAAATACCAGAAAATCCCCATCCTCTATGATTATGAATAGTTTGATGGTCCCCTTTATGGTATCTAACACACCATGCATCAGTCATTCTACAAGTAACTTGTGCTTCTTGGCAAAACTCAGATAATTCAGGGTTTAAAAACTCTGTAAGATAATTAACATAAGTCTTTCCAGAAGTCTGCCTATCAGTTTCAAAAGTCTGAAGGTGAGTTCTAATAAACTTCTGCTTGTTGATGCGATTAAGCAAACCCTTCTTTTTAAACTCCCAGTCATCGACCTCATACTGAAAAGAAGGGTATTCAAAAAGGGGTGCCTTCATCTAGCCGCATCCCAAGCACAATGAGCTCTTTCTCCATCCTGTAAAACATAATGGAAAAAGATTTGATGGTAATAATACTCTACTTTTTCTTTCTCTTTACTAAACCAACCCTTCTTAACTTGAGGAATTGGCAGAACATCTCTCCAATGTGGTCGCTCACACCCCTTATAAAGTAATCCATCCCCAGGATTAAGAACAGCAGAACGTTCTTCACCAGGAACTAATACAGCACTCTTCTTCTCATCAGTATAAGTATCCGGTGTCTTAATCTTAATAGGCCAATCTTTTTCTGGTTGAGGAAGATTAGTACTAATATGCATAGTAACAGAAATCTCACATGCACCCCTATCTGTATGTTTAGTTAAGTCGTGCCCTTCGAAATAATATCTATCATAATAATAGGTATTAAAAAGCTTTCTACCAATTACTTTCTCTAACTTTTGACGAACACCACTGTGAATTTCTTTATATTGAGGATGATAATAACGCGCAAGACTACCTTCTACCTGACTTTCAACCGCAACATGACCAAAGTGGTCTGGATTTCTATCCCAATAGTTTAATTGTCCTCTTATATCAGGAACAGGATGATAAAGTTCTTCAGGATCCCATAAATCTTTTATTACCAAATATCCATCCCTATCAAACTGTTCATTTCTTGTCCAAGCAGTTCCAGAATTTATTCTCTCTTGAACAAGACTGTCTTGTTCTGTCATGAGTTCAGCCATAATTCACCTCCCTATTTCCAACGTGGGCCAACAGTCCATCCAACCAAGGACTTCCTAACTCCTTTGGTTACCTTACGAACTCTGTGTTGTGTACGAGAATCAAATAATGTAATACATCCACGTTTACGAGGTGCAATATAACTCTTTCCTCCCTCATCCAGTAATTGAAGATTTCCACCTTCATAATCATCTGGATCAGAAAGCTGCATTGCAAAAGATAATTTCCTTACCCATTCACAATTCTCATTAATAAAATCTTGTGCATGTTCAGCCGAATTACCACGATTACTTTGTGCTACTGGTTTATACTGTGTAGGTAATCCAGCATCATTATGCCATTTATAAAACTGCCCTTCACTATATCGAGTATATTGCATACTCTCACCATCAATACACTTCAAATCATATAAAAAGTTCTCTCTATTTGCTCTCTGAATATAATTCCACACAAATCCACCCACCCAATGAGTTGTAGGAACCCATGCGTTCTGTGAGTTTCTCTTCTCTTTATTCAATGAATCTCCATATAACTTGGAGTCTGCCATCTGAGGGTCAAAGTTCTCTGTTAAATCTTCTTCTATCAGATCCACCACCTTCTCAGGTAAATCTGTGAAATACCATACACTCTGGAATGCCATATACCTATGATGTATTCAGTTAATTATATAGGAGAGTTTTTAAAAAGTCAAGCAATAAAAAATATTAAATCATGTTAAGACACTTCTATATACCAATTAACCTTTTCAACAGCAGACTTACATTCCTCACATTTCATTACATTCCACCCAAACTGTTCTACTCGATGTATTAGTCCACAACACGGGCACA